TCAGCGACCTTCATTTGGCTTATCATTTCCATACTTACAAACATTTACAATGACTGACGAAAGATTCGAAAAGGTAGAAATCAGGCTTAGAATACCAAAGTGGCATCGTGATATTTTAGAGGAGTATTGTAAAATTTACGGTACAAATCCATCTGCCGCAATTTGCGGCTATATTACGGAGGTTCTTGGGAGGTTTTTGGTAAAATCCCTCACGCGCGCGGATATTCTTTCCAAGAATATTAATATATATAGTATACCAAACAAAAACAAAAAAATTGGAAAATCTGAGAATGAAACACACTCCACGATTCCGGAAAACTTTTCACCACCGAAAACTATAAGCGAAGAGTTCGGAATCGATCATAAGCAAGCCCTTGAGATATTCATGGACTGGGCGAAGTCCAACGGACATGAGAAGGCGGATTGGGACGCTACCTTCCGCAACGCTTGCAGGACTTGGATAAAGGAGCGCTTACCCGAAAAGGAGGTTGACGAGTGGGAAGGCATTAAACGTTTGTGATTGATTTCTCATTAGCTGAGATTGCAGTTCTATCTGCTTCCATGCGCGATGAATCGGGCCGATCCTCGGCCATCGCATTGGAGCATCTCACCGAAGACGACTTTACTTCGCCCACCCGCCAGCAGATATTCAAAGCCATTGCGAAACACTCCCCCGACGTCAACGAGGTGGACGTGATGATCGAACTACCTGACCTCGCAAACGAGGTTACGGAGATATCCGCGCAATACGGAGGCGGACAAATCGACAGATACGTCGATCAAGTAATCGAGCAAAGAAACGCCAAGTCGGTGGAGAAAGCAATCCTCCACGCTCAGGACGACGTTCGCGATCCGAACAAAACCGCAGAAGAAGTTGCATCCGCATTCACCACCCGCGTGGCAAAGGCTTTCTCAAAAAGAAAAGGACAGACTCACGTGCGTGACGCAGTCGCGGAAGCGCAAGCCGAGTACCTGGCAATCGATGCGGGCGGAGTCTCCGCAATATCCACGGGCTTCAAAGGGTTGGACACCTTTCTCAACGGTGGGTTTCGCGAAGGTTGTCTTTACGTCATCGCCGCAAGACCGGGAATCGGAAAGTCCGCCCTTGCGATTCACTTTACCCATGAAGCCGCAAAGTTTGGGAAGCGAACCTCATATGCCAGTCTCGAAATGCAAGCGTCCGAATGCGCGGGACGTTTGCTCACCAACGTAAGCGGAGTCCCGCGCCCCACCATGAAAGACTCGATGGACCATATTGCGAAGAAGAGACTCGCGGAAACCACCCAACGCATCAAGCAATGGCCAATTACGTTCAAGGATGATCATGAGGCAACGCTTGAAAGCTTTCGCGCCTTTCTCGCTCAACAACGCATGGAAGGCGAGCTTGGATTGGTAGTCGTGGATTATCTTCAGTTGCTCTCCGCGAAAGGCTATGAGTCGAGAACTCAGGAAGTATCGGAGATTTCTCGATGTTGTAAAACTTTGGCGTTGGAATATCAAACTTCCGTCCTCGCCCTTTCTCAACTCAACCGAGCGCTTGAAGTGCAAAAGCGCAAGCCCGCCTTGTCCGATCTCCGAGAGTCCGGTTCAATCGAACAGGATGCGGATGCGGTTTTGCTCCTTTCTCCCGACAAGGACGATGAGGATTTGATAAACTGCGAGGTCGCGAAGAACCGAAACGGTGAGCAGGGAATGACTACCCTAGAGTTCGACAAGAGACTTGGCCGATTCTCGGCCCACGTTGAGGGGCGACTCAACGATGACAAGCCTTATGGGTGAAGGGTGAAAGCCTAGAATGCCGTTTAAGATGCCCTACAAGCCCTCACAAAGCGTTTTAATTCCTGCGAGGGTAAAGACTCATGTTTGCAAACAAAACGATTTTAAGAGGGGGTACGGGGTTAAAGAGTTATACGCTCTTTTTTCTTTGTCCTTAAATTTCTTATTAATTTTGCGAGATATATAATCCAATCGTCTGTGTCTTCCGTCCTATCCCCTGAAGGCACAAACTCGACAATCCCGTCCATGTGGACCACAAAATAATCTTCATAACCGTAGACTGCGAGTCCAACGGGACTGCTTTTAGTAAACTTATCAGGCAAATCTTCGATTGTGATCATTGAAACTTTACAACCCGCAGAGGTAGCAAGCAGAGCAATACACCTTTGTATTGTACTAAAGTTATATTCTTCACTCATTGCATTTCTCCTTTCAAAGTTATTTGTCCCAATCTAAATTTTCTGCAATCAGCTCAACCTCATATTCTACTTTGTATCTTTGATGTTTAAATTGTTTATAGTTTTCCGCTCGAAGTTCTTGATAATCATTCCAATCAATAATTCTAGTCGAATTGTATTTCATAGATGCTTCATCCACTAGCTCATCAAAGTCATCTATCGTGTTTCTTATGTCATCAGATAGCTCATGCTCGTTTAGTGCATTAATTAGTTCCTGCTTATCATCGTACCAAACCGCTACAGGTGGCAACTGATGGGGTACTGTGACCCAAATTAATTCTTCCTTCATCGCATTTCTCTTTTGCCAATATTCAACCGCTTTGGGCGCGAGCCGGATTGCCAGGAAGACAATCAGGCCAACGCACATGCGGGCAATCGTGTCGGATTCGTTTGGCTTAGTCATCCGTTTCCCCCCTTTTACCTTGGTTAAATAACTGCTCTTTCCTCTTGTTAGTATTAATTTTTTCCACATGAGACTTTACTGCTTGACGCCAATCTAAATGAAGAACTTTGTAAGTTGTGTCAGCGATGCGAAAATTCTCGATTTTAACTTTTTTGCCATAAAGAGGATGATCTGTTTTGGCAATTTTTGCTATGTAATAGTAAGGAATTGTATCAACACGATAATAATTTATTTCTTTCATATTGTTACTCTCATTTAAGTGACTCATCCCTCACCTCCTTCTACCTTGGCGAGAAGCTCGCGGACTTTGTCGCTCATGCTCATATCATCCTTGAAATAATACGGAAGATTAGCTCCTATTGACTCAAGGTTTTCAATTACTTTGGATAAATCGCGTAGCAATTCATACATTTCCGGCGCAGAAGCGATCAATCGCGCGTTGGCTTCGCTAATACTGCAAAACTGCGCAACTATCAAATTTGTTTTGGTTTCCTGTATATTCAAGTAATCCCTTTCCTGTACTAACTCCCAAGGTCCCGGCGTGAATGTGGAGTGTTTCTCTTTTGTCGTTTCCATGTTATGCGTCTTTCTCTTTTGCTTGATTGAGTAATGCGATAAGGTCATTAATTTCTCGAACACCAACGTTTGAAAAAACTTCCGCGAGTGTTTCGCATGTTTGTATCATCTCGCCATCGCTCAAATGGCTCAGTCCATCGCTATCTGCGATGATTTGTTCGATGTCATCTCTCATAATATATATCTTTCTTATTGGTTCTTGTGGGTTATCGTGCTTCGCTGACATGAATAGCGCTCTGGAGATTTATTCCAACAGTATTCAGTTTCTCCATACCCAAAATGAGATTTCTAAGTCCAAGGCAATCGTGTACTTCGAGATAAAATGCACTATCACGCTTGTCTGGATTTTGCCACTTGAAGTATTGGATGAGTGTGGGGAAATGTTCGCTCAACTCATTATAATCTCCTAAATCGTCCCACATCTGAAATATCAGCACCAACAAGTCTTCGGCTTGTTCTGGAGATATTATTTCAACGCCATCATATTTTTTGAAATAACTTCTGAACTGCGTTGATAGTTTGCTGCGCCTGTTTGTTTCGGGATTTATGGGGTGGAATGCTGAAGCATCATTTAAAAACTCACCTCTGTGGAAAGACAAGTCGTCAGCATAGTGATGGAATTGATCTGCAAGCTTAACGATTTTTTCTTCGTACATTCTGCGCAGAAGGTAAATATCACGATAAGATTCAAGAGCATCTTCTAGGTTCATAGCGGATTCGGATGTGAAGTATTGATATTTCATTAGTATTCCTTTCTTATTGGTTTATAGGTTAAATTCCATCTGCCCTCGCACGCGCTTCGCGTTTCTCTTTACGCGGTTCGCTCCGCGAACGCCCGCCTTGCGTCCCCCACGCCTCCCGCGTTTCTCTCCCTCATCAAACGCATCCAACAAAGCTTGCGCCTTTGGGGTCCGGTTTGCGTGGCCGCGCTCCAGGTGATCGCGGATGCGATCCATCGCGATTGGGAACAAGTCTTTTGCGTGAATCATAAGTCATCCCCCCTTAAATCCGCAAGCATTATCCAAAGCGGGAAAAGCCACGGTAAAATCATTATTAACAAATCATAGTTCATATTTTTCTTTCTCCTTTCTAGAAAACTGCGTTGGTTTCTGGGTAGCAAATAACTTTTTCGCCATCGATTTTGGCGTGAAAAGCGCCGTCTATCCATTCCCCATTTTCATCGCAATCTCCATCCAGTGCAGATTCCAGTTCACTTGTAGGATTTTGCGCGTAACCAATTTGGAATCGATGATTTTGCTCAATAGGCTCATCATTGATAGCGCGCACCACGTACCAGCCGATCATCCAGTCTAGAAAATAAAGCGCTTTATCCGAATCGTCGCAACGGAACACTTGGACGTTCCCATAATTGCCGCGTACGTCGCCACCTAAATGTAAGCAAACTGCGATGTAAACTGCATCGTTGCCATAATACCATTCATCAGCGTCATCAGTTGTTGAATAAACTGAAAACGTAAAAACTTGGTTAAAATCATTCTCCCCATTATAGACATTATCTCGCATGGCACGGACAAGCTGAACAGGTTCATTAGCCTCTACGGATGCGTGATTCTCGCAAAGTTCACGTACTGTTGCATCGTCATCCCAAGCTTCATTTGGAATATCCAAGTCTAATGGTTCGCCAAATAAATTAGCCAACCATGCGCTAGTATTTATGGATGCATCCCACAAATATGTGCAACCATCTTTCGGTGTTTCAATTATTTCAATCGTTTTCATATTAGCTTCCTTTCTTTGCTTTTTCGTTTTGATCATCCACAATCTTTGCAAGGCGAAGGAGTTCTGCTTGAATCTCCTTCTTTGCTTGCGGGTCTGCCTTGGGATTCTTCAACACCTCAACCATCGGGAGGATGAGCGCTGACCATGTGGGCGTAATGTCTATTGTCTTCATATTTAATAATCTTTCTATTTCCGCCGAAGCTTAATTGCGTCGACAAACTCACAAAACCATATTAGGCAAATTGTGTCAAATCAATATTGTAAAATACTGCTCTTGCCCGCTTGTACACTAAGCAAAAAATTTGCGGGTTGCTCGCCAAAAATCAAATGAAGCGCGAAATCATGGCATTCAATGTTTGCCAATCACGCTTCCATATTTGGAAATACGGATTCCATATTTGGAAATGCGAGGGAAAATTCATTTCGCCCCCATGCATTGATTTTCGAATACGTCCGCGCGAATCGCATCAAAATATCATGATGCGTTGATGCGTTGCCACGCGAACCGCGCAAGCTCGCCACGCAAACCGCTCGCATTTTATGCCATTCGTGACAAATGCAACGCTAGTTTTGCGTAAGTGCTTGATAATCAACAAAACCAACTTCGCTCAATAAGTATTATGTCTAATTGGAACCGCGTGAACCGCGATCCGCATAAAAAGACGCGCCCGCTCGCGTTAATTTATATATTATCATCACACCCCCCACGAAATTTTTCGCTATAACGCCCTATTCGCAGACCTCGTCAGCCCTTGCGTAAAGTTTGGGAAAGACGTCGGAGGCTACCGTTTGTCTTCGCTTGGGTTCACCTCGATGACTTTGTCCTCGGACGCTTGCGATGGTATGGACTCGGCGGCCTCCTTCGCTCCCTTTAGGATTGAGCGGACTTTATCGGGTGACATATCGGAAGCTCCGAGCTTCACGTTTGCGGACGCGGTTATATTGGTTGGACGTCCTGATACGGTCATTAGTTTGTCGAAGAGCAAGCCTACCGCATACGCTTTGTTTTGCGGTGGTATTCTTTCGATTGAATCATGAAGATCGTTGAGGGAGTCGGATACCATGTGTTGCAGTTTTTTTTGTACTGCGTTCAGGAATTGTTGCTCGTTCATTTCCAGGCCGTAGCGGAGCGCGTTGTGTATTCGATTCCTGTACTTTTCTTGTTTTGGGGAGAGTTCCATATTGTCGGCTTCGGTCTTTGGCCTTGATTTGCGTTGTGCGATCTTGGCGGCTGACCTGATTACCTTATCCTTTAGCTTTTCGTCGAAGGGTTTCAGGTCTTTTGGTATTCCTCTCGGCATGGTTTTAAGTTTTTATCGGAAAGTGTTTGACTTGTCCATGATAAACTGCACAAGGGAGCGAATATGGATGGGAAGGAATTGAGGGAGGCGTTGGAAAGGCTGGACGTTTCAATGGATGAATTTGCTAGGAGTATTGGGGTGAAGGAGTCAACTATGCGGGTTTGCGTGTACGGCAACCGCGTGACCAGGAAGATGGAGGCTGAGATTAATCGCATGCTTGGTGAACGGGCGCGGGTTGGAGAGTTGGAAGAGATTGGAGAAATGATTGAGGACGTGGTTGCTCCGGTTCGGGAGGTTGAGAAGCGGGTTCGGGATGCGGAGGAATTGATTGGACGGGTATATTTGAAGCC